CTCCGCTGAAACCAGCCCAACTCCGGAGAGAGGACCCAAAAGTACGGTCGAGAACGGCAGAGCCGTCAAGAGACTCCCGTCACCAGCCGAAGCCGGGAGGGGAGACAGCAGTGTCTGACAACCACGCGTCACCGGGAGGCCGGCAGCGCGAAGAGAACCAACGAAGGAGCACGTGAGCTCCACTGCAAGTCCCGCCATGTATACGACACGACGGGAGGCTGCGAAGTGGCGGCTACGGCCACCACACTGGGTGTCTATCCCTTGTCGGAGTACGCGGACAAACCGTGGCCCACGGCCGCGCGGTGCCCGCCGCTCCATAACCCGCTGACCCCTTGAAACCACGTCACGGGGTCGCCATAATTTGAATGGCCTTCATCGCATGTCGTCGGCGATCCATAGCACACGGAACGACCGTGTCTGTCCTCCGCCAACGATTTCGCCACAGACGCTCCCAGGCTGTGCCCCACAAAACGGGAGACATTGGAAGGGATCGACTGTGCGTCGCGATACCTGGTGGTATAGCGGCCGGTCCACGGGAGAGCCGGCCACTCGGCCACGTCGGAGATACTGCGCGTGCCTGCCAAATAGGCTGTGTCGTTCTCGACGACTATGCCGGACGGCGAGGCGTACGCCTTCTCCAACGATTTCAAATCATGCTCCACCGAATGGTCGGCGGGAGTCAACGGGTGTGTTTCCTATATGAGCCCTGCTGTGGAGTTAACGTACTGCTGAGACACTCGAGGCGTCTCTGGCAGCACACCACGATTTACCGGGATCGTGGTTTGCATTTCGCACAGAGGGGTGTTCAAAGGCCAGCGCAAGTAATACGATGCCCTCACGGTAATGTTGAGGGATTGCGCATTGGCAACGGCAGGGATGTATAAGGCGTAATAGTTCATCCCACGGGGGCGTTGCGTCACCAGACCGGACCAGGTCATGAATTCGGACGCAAAGTTGTTAAATCCCGGGGGTGTGTCTGGCTCCAATGCTCGCCACGGTTCGAAGCGCTCAAATATGTTCCTGTCAGCTACGGAGCAATGGAACCTGATCGGCTCACGCACGTGCATGAAGTCAATGAGGTTGCGTGGCTTGAAGGCCTTGTAGTCCATCAGCTGCGAGACAATCTTGTTGAACGCATCGTTTGTGGTGTTCCAGTCCGAGGGCTGTGCCGCAACCCCCAGACGTTGTACCAACGGCACAATCAATATCTCTCCCCCAGCGGTCAATGGGTTTGAGTAATTCGTCAATTCGAACTCACAAGTCTGCGAACGGCCGGAGGTAGGGCCTGAGACCACATCCGTACCAGCTGTTGCAATCTTCGAAAGACCGAATACATTGAATGCGAGACTGTTGGTCGAGTTCGTCCTCGTAACCACGCCGCAGACCGCTGAACTATCACCAGTGCTAGTGATAAATACGAGACGGTCAAATCCAGGCGCGAGAGAGAGGGTGATCTTCTTGGCACCAAAGTACGTGGTGGCCGTGCCGCACGGTTGCGACACTGGCACAGGGAACATAGGAGTACGACCGGAGGGCCGAGACTTCTTTTTCTTTCCCTGCCCCTTGGAGCGTGCTTTCGCCTTAGGTTGCTGTTTTGCGGCGGCTTTCTTCTTCTGCTGCGCCTGCATCGCCGCCATGCCCTTGGCCCTGACGGCGCTTGCAACCTGCCTCCCTGTCCTCGAAGGCATAGGAAACACTTTAACTTGGAAAGAGATCCCAGCACCTTGTGCTGAATCGCTGGCTCACACGGCTTTCGACGGGGCGAAAGCGTGGTTATCTCCCACAGATGCAACTCGTTTTGGCGTTGCAGAGCTTGAACGAGTTGGAGGCGCCCACCTAGGCTCACCGGCACGGCGAGCGCCCCTGCAACGAAGGCGTCTCGGGAACAGAGACGCACAACTCCCGAAATTTCTTAACGGGTGGAACCGTCTTACCACGCTATCTGGGCTCACAATGCTAACTACTGATGCGGCCGTCGTATCGGAGTTCCGCGCCAGCAGTACGTATCCCTCGCTAGGGCGCGCAACACACAATGGGCTCAAGCGAACACCGTGTATCACGCGATTGGTTACATTGTGCCTTCCCCAGAAACGCGTCCGTGCCGAGCTGTTGACTCAACTCAGGGGCATAGCATATGGGGTCCACAAGTGGACCCGATTTGCGATGCCCTGGCACGGACCGCTTTCGCGCAGCAGACGTCTCCCGTCCACCCGCCGCCCCCTCGGACCGGCTTACTGTCCTCGGCCGCGGCCTTTGCCGCGACCACGACCTGTGCCCTTCTGGCCCTTCGGAGGCACCGCAGCCTCCCCAACCGTCTTCCCCTCCCCCGCCACAGGGAGGGTAGTGGCCCGTTCGTCCTGGGCGTCAGACGTACCCTTTGAGCGATTGCCCTTGTGGGATTTACCGTCCGGCCTTGGCTGGGCATCAGGCGCCGGGAACACCTGACGCTCGCTTTCGCTACACCATCTGCCGCTAATAACCCGGGTTCCGTCCTTGCACATCGCGTTCATTTCGTGCGCCGTGCATTTGGGGTTTGGACAGCTTCCCCTGAGTTGTTGGTGGGCGCGGTGGCCCCCTCTATGTACGTGGGTGTACTCTGTCCCGCATGGAATGAGTGGGTCTTCCCCATCCCCATCATGTCGCAGCGGGAACGCACAGACGTGGCCATGTCGCCACCAGGCATCCTCGTCCTTCCATGGACCAGGGGGCTTGCCTTTGTGGAGACCAGTGGACACTCCCTCGTAACACACCTTATCCATCGCCAAGTCTTTGTTCTCGACCTTGACGCGGAGCGCAGCAGGTAACGCGGGTGTAACAGTTGGTACAGCAGAGCTGCTTCCCCGGACGACCTGGGGACCAACTGACGCGTCGGGATGACGTAGCACTTCAGCACGGGGTGGGTTGAGTTGAACGCCCTTCCCCGTGTCCGTCGGAGGCACGGAAAGCTCCCCCTGGAGCAGATCCAGCATCCCCTGTTTCGCCAATTCTGCGGGCATATTGATGGCCCGCAGATACGTCTCGGCGTTGTCGTGAAGCGGGTGATCCGGGTCGAATCCTCGTTCGCGCGCAGCAGTGTCCAGAGCTTCCCACATCTCGCCGCGGTGTTTCGCCACGGCATCCTGAGCCTTGCCCCTGCGGACCGGCCATTTGGGAACTCCCTGTCCATCTACGTCGACCCAGTCCTCTCCTTTCTCGAAGAGTAGCCATTCATGCATCACGTTGCCGCTCACGTCGGCATTGTCCAATTCCGCCCGTACTTCCGCCATTAGCTCGGTGAGTGAGCCAAGGGAGGAGTTCATCTCTGGGTCGAGACGCAACTCATCCTGGCTTACCACCTGCTTGTCCATGCCGCCCTTGATGGCCCTCAGCGCGTAGGCTTGCCCCGCGTGGAAAATGAACCACCTAATGAACGGCATCTGGCGGCATTCTGCAGCCCGCCTGAGCGTCATTGTCGCGTATTCTGCCTGAACGTTGATTGGCAGAACCGGTCCTTGCTCGCCCTCCTTAAGGACAAACGAAGGTACCGTGCTGACGATTGTACGCTCCAAGTTGCGTCCAGCCTTTGACAGCGCGTAGAATATCGATCCGCCCCTGGCGGTCCTGACATATCGTGAAAGAACTTCTACGGCTCCGCGTGCGATCTTGGGAACTATAGTTTTCCCGTAGAGCGCCCACCGCTCAATGCAGTGGCGCCTTGTGAACCAAACGCACGACATCGCAACGTCGTCTCCGTCGCCTACGTTGACTGGCAGCTCCGCTGCCTCCGCATCCGTCGTCGTCGTGAGCCCTGCCTTGATGAACTCGGCCAGGGCTGCGCGTGCCTTCTCCGTGAGGCGGTAGCGTTGCGCGTCCGCGAGCCACTCGGCGAGCTGAATCCCGCCTGCCGTAGTGGACTCCGTGAGACCGAAACGCGCCACCAGGTCCTCCGGCTTGTCGTTCTCAACCAACGCATCCTGTCCGTCGGCCAAGATCAACTCACACGCATAAATGACGAGAACCAGAATGCGGTTCAGTATGCTGGTTCCTCTCTCCCCCGAGAAGAGGATCAAGCCCTCCCAGTCTAGCGTCAACACGAGTTCCTTCAGCTCCATGCGGATGCTTTCGGTTTCGTCCTCGGTTAACGTGATTGCCGGGTCCACTATGAAGTGGGAAATGGGCATCGCGTCCAGCACTGCCAGGATGGATTCGCGCAGCAACTTCTCGAGCAGGAACTTCTCATGGAAGGTCCACGAGCTGTCCATCGCACTAAAGTCCGCACTGACCACCCTCTCCTTGTAGGCGCGGTTTGCTACCGCTGCGATTTTGCGGTCTCTTGCCGCATTGTCGAGGCCCTTGAAGCCCCAACGGCCGAACACAGCTTTGAACAGCTGCTCGGCGACGCCTATTACAGGTACGTGAGCCGCACACTCCGTAGTACCTGGGGTCGCCACGAGGCGAGGCCTTTTGGAAGGGGCCAAGCCTAATTCCCGGGTCTTAACAAACCCAGACATCTTGAATTTTCTGGGAAAGTTTGCACCTTCTTCCGCGACTTGAGTCGTCACTTCCCCCCATTTCTTAGGGAAGGTAACGACGGGATGCTCCGTGGTGGGATCAGCTAAATGCCGCTTGAAAGCAGCGTTCATCTCATCCATGAAGGCAAGCATCACCAACGTCTCGGTGTTGCGGATCTTAGCCGAGGGTGGGGGCAGGCACGTCTCCTTTGCGAAATGCCTCGTAACTCCAAGACGCTCGTTGTGAAGCGTGGAGCCCAACCCAGCGGTTACCCGCT